ATCCTTTCGGTCGCGAAGATGGAATTAAAGATCCTACAAAAGGTCGAACTAATGAAGATTATTTTGAAAATTATAAAGCTCAAGCTTGGTTTGACTTGCGTAAAAGATTTAAAGCAACTTACCGTGCAGTGGTAGAAAAACAAGATTACAATAAAGACGCGATTATTTCGATTTCAAGTGCAATACCAGATTACCGAAAATTAGTCATGGAATTGTCACAACCGACTTATGGTGAAAGTAAAAGTGGAAAAATGTTAATTGAAAAGACACCAGACGGTATGAAATCGCCAAACCTAGCGGATGCAGTCATGATTTGTTTTGCACCGCAGAAACGACCAATGAAAGGGGCTTTCGATGTTTAATAGGATTAAAAATTGGTTATTTAAACCGAAATCAGAAGTTAAACCTGTCAAACGAATCGGTATATTTTCCACAGATTCGGATTTATTGGACATACCAACGGATGATGTTTATACAAAAGCTATTAATCGCACTTTTCAAAAAGACGCAGCTGAGCACCGAGTCCAAATGGCCGGTGTGGCGATGGACGACAGCATTCAAGATATAAAATTAGCTTTAAGTCAAAATTTCACAGGAATACCTTCTACACAGATGGATTGGTACGGTTCTCAGGGATTTATTGGTCACCAGCTTTGTTCAATGCTAGCTCAGCATTGGCTTATAGCTAAAGCTTGTCAAATGCCGGCAGACGACGCAATCCGAAATGGTTATGAGCTTGCTGTTAATGATGGCAGTGATATTAATCCCGAAGTAATTTCAGAAATTAGAAAATATGATGTTAAATATCGTTTAAACGCGCATTTGGCGCAATTCGTTAATTTCGGACGTGTTTTTGGTATCCGCATTGCAATGTTTAAAGTTGATTCAGACGATCCAAATTATTATGAAAAACCTTTTAATATCGACGGCGTGAAACCCGGTTCTTATAAAGGTATTGTACAAATAGACCCCTATTGGGTAACGCCAGAATTGGACGGACAAGCAGCATCAGACCCTTCCTCATTATATTTTTATGAACCGACTTGGTGGAGAGTAAATGGCAAACGTTATCATCGAACGCACTTAATAATTATGCGTAACGGTGAGGTCGCCGATATTTTAAAACCGACATATTTGTATGGTGGTATTCCAATTCCACAAAAAATTTATGAACGGGTATACGCGGCGGAACGCACGGCAAATGAAGCACCACAACTTGCGCTAACGAAGCGTTCTAATGTATTAAAATTGGACGTAGCGCAGTATTTAGCTCAACAAACAAGCACAGAACAGCGTATTCAGCGTTGGGCATATTTGCGAGATAACTACGGGGTAAAAATTGTGGGTCTTGACGAAGAGGTTCAACAGTTTGATACCTCACTCACGGATTTAGACGCTGTGATTATGACGCAATATCAAATTGTTGCGGCTGCAGCAAATGTCCCTGCAACTAAACTACTTGGAACCACACCCAAAGGTTTCAATTCTACTGGTGAATATGAAGAAGCCAATTATCATGAAGAATTAGAAAGCATCCAAACGCACGCACTAACTCCGCTCCTTGACCGTCATCATATTTTATTAATGAAATCTGTCATCATGCCCAAATTTAAAATGAAAGAGGCTTTTGATATTACGGTCGCATGGAATCCAACCGATGCGGTTACAAATAAAGAAGTAGCAGAACTTAATAAATTAAAAGCTGAAACCGACCAACAATTAGTAATGATAGGCGCTATCGATGGTCAAGATGTCCGTAATCGAATCACTATCGATAAAGATAGCGGGTATAATGGGATTGAAGATATCGAAGAACGATCTGACGATGTCGTTGACCCAATTGATACAGACCCAATAGATAACCCTGAATCAGAAGGGAACGAACCTTTTTCTGGTCCTAAAACAGATAAAACACCTGGATTAGTTACACAGGGCGGTTAATGAAAAAGTTAAAATTGTCTAAAAAGCGAAAAGCTTGGGTAGGCCGTCGCGAAGACGTTATGCTTAAAGGAGACCGTTTAACTTATAATGCCGCGCAGCAATCACGGTATAAACAAAGTATTTTAGATCTAGTTGAGTCTATGATTGAATCGGTGGAAATGGCGGTAAAAAAATTCTTTAAATCATCGGTAGCAAAGCAATTTTATGCTACCGATGATAATAAAAAAGATAAAACACCAAAACAAATTGCCGCCACCGCCGCCGCTTCATCTACGATATCCGCTGGAGCTAAAAAACTTACTGATGCTCTTACTAAAAAATTTAATCAACTGTTTGACCGGAGCGCTAAAGAAATAGCTCAAGAGTTAGCATTTGAGTCTCTTAAAAGCAGCGAAACCCGACTTAAGACTAGCTTTAAAACCTTAAGTGGGGGTGTAACGCTCAATACGGATATTTTAACGGGTCCGTTAAAACAGGTAGTTTCCGCAGCAGTTGCTGAAAACGTCAGTCTAATTAAGTCGATCGCCTCTGAATATTTAAGTGATGTCGAAGGGAGCGTCATGCGTTCTATCACGACAGGTGGTGGTTTACAGGAACTAATACCCGCACTTGAAAAACATGGCGGCATTACTAAACGTCGCGCGCGTAACATCGCAGAAGACCAAACTAGAAAAATCTACAACCAAATAAATAAATCTCGCATGCAAGCCGTCGGGATTAAGAAGTTTATGTGGTTACATAGTGCAGGCGGTCAAAAGCCACGCCGTAGTCATATAGCTCTAAGCAATAACGTTTTTAGTTTCGATGATTTACCTGTGATTAACCAAGAACAAGTTGACGCCGGATATGAGGGGCCAATTCGCGGCATACCTGGGCAAGCAATCAATTGCCGTTGTACAATGACTCCAGTAATCGAATTTGATAATGGAGAACAAGATGCCTCTGAAGAAGGGTAATAATCAATCAACAATAAGCTCAAACATTGCAGAACTTATCAATGCCGGCCATGAACCAAAACAGGCAGCGGCCATCGCATATAAAGAAGCGGGGGAAGATGAATTGGGCGTAACACAATCAGAACGTATTCCCGATGTAAATGGATGGATTGAAGTTAAAGGAAATCCACTAACAAAAGTTGGCGTATTTCCGTATTCTGGGGCGCAGATATCTCCAGAATTAATTCCAGATAAAATTTATTACGTTTATCGTCCGGCAGAAGAACTCAATAACGAAGAAACAATAAATTCGTTTAAATTGGTTCCGTGGATTGATGAACACGAGATGCTTGGTTCTTATGAAGAAGGTTTAACGCCTGCAGAGCAAAAAGGTATTCAAGGAATCATTGGCGAAGATGTTTATTTTGATGATGGTTATCTTCGCGGTAATGTAAAAATATTTTCTGAAAGAATGCGTGACATGATCGACGCGGGTAAAAGAGAATTATCGATAGGATATAAGTGCATTTATGATCTTGTGCCAGGAGAATATAATGGGATAAGATATGATGCAATACAAAGACAAATCCGCGGAAACCATCTTGCTCTGGTCGATGAAGGTCGAGCAGGTCCGGATGTTCGAGTATTGGATGGTGCCCAATTCACTTTCGACAGCATGGAGTTAAAAATGCCTACAAATCCTGATCAAGAAAAGGAAAAAGGAATGGACGCGGAACAAGAAGCGCCCGTTACCCTTGAATCCTTAGCAAAACAAGTAAAAGACCTGCATGAAACCGTTAGCGGTTTTCGTACCAAACAAGAAGCTTCAGATGCAGACGCGGATTCTGAAAAAGAAAAAGAAAGCGAAGATGCAGACGAAGAAGCTACTTTGGATGAAAGCAAAAATGAAGAAGGCGCCGGCGAACCCACTGTGGATGAAGACGAAGAAAAGAAAGAAGGTGGTAAAGCTATGGATGCTCAAGTTCGAGCTTTAACAAAAGAAATTAAAGAATTAAAACGTAATGCAACAAAAGTTTTAATGGCTGAGATTGCAACCCGCGATTCTTTAGCTAGTAAATTATCAAATGTAATTGGTGTTTTCGATCATGGTTTGATGAATTTAAATGATGTTGCAGCTTACGGTGTTAAAAAGATAGGTTTAACTTGTAAAAAAGGCGAAGAACTAGCCACACTGAGAGGTTATCTGGCTGCTAAAGCTGAACAGCCCGTTTTCGACTCTGTTGGTTTAGATTCAAAACCAAAATCTAAAACAATCGATGAATACCTAAACGGAGGCAATTAATCATGAGCTTTCAATCAACAGTCAGTTTAGCGCAAGGTTTTGGCGTACCAGGTGAAATATTTGATAATGGCCCAGTTCGTTCACAGCCTTATATTATTTTATCCGATAGCGCCGCGTATAATATTATCGGTGCGACCGCTTGTATGTATAAATCTGAAGGTGTTTGCCGAGCTGGGAATCCTTTGAACATTAACGTTTTTGCTGGAATTTTAGCGAATCCAAAAGTCAACAAATTGTTAGGAGATACTTCAAGTTCGTTAAATCCTACTTTAACAGTTCCGAATCAAACTATTGTTGAATGCGTCACGATGGGTTCAATGATTGTAACATTACCCGCAGCCGCATCCATTGGTGATCTTGTTATTTTTGACAATACAACGGGTGCTTTATCAACAATCCCTCCAGGAACAGTTTTACCAGCCGGTAAAACGTATGCGTTTGCTTATGTAGATCGTTTTACAGTAGGTGCGGCTGGCCTCGCTGTCATTACTATTAACGCACCTGCACCTGCATTGGTTAACTAAGGAGTTAAATAATGAATATTTCAAAAGAATCAGTCGAACATAGTTCGTTAAAACCACGCCAAGTTCGACCCTTAATTGGCTTCGATGCTCGTGAATATGATGGGCTGCGTCGTTTAGGTATTAATTTAGATGGTCCACAAGGTGGGATGGTTCGTCGAATGGCTTCAGCTATGGCTATGGCTATGGACTCGGTTCAAGCCACTGTGACCACCGCCACTATTACAACACCCGTACAATTTTTGCAAAACTGGCTTCCAGGATTTGTAAAGTTATTACTGCGG